CTGAGGGTTTTGTTCTCCATTGCTTAAATTTCTTTGATTTGATGTTCAAAAAGAAAGTCTATACTAGGAAATATGTTTTTGATATAATGAATTCTAATAGGGGTGTACCGAATGAACATAAGACATATTTTATTGAAGATAAGAGTGTCAGTGGGTATTATGTCGAAATGTCCTATAGTTGGATGATGGGTATATTCAATTACTTTAGCTCTTTATTACATGTGATGAATCAGATGCATTCCACACAACTGATAATGAGATGCAACATGAAATCCTTTGGTGAAGATTTCTTGATGCACATGAATGCGCATTCAGATGATAGTGGAGGCAAAATACTATGTCAAAGTGAATTCACTATGCAGAGGTCATTTGTCATCTATGAGCTGCTTTTGAAAAGCTCCAATCACATGCTTTCTGACAAAAAATGTAATATAGGTAAAATATATTTTGAGTTGCTTTCAATACTTTATTTGGGGAATAAATTATTGTCATTATTATCAAAATTTGTTGGTTCTTTTAATTTCCACCCAACTGATTGTGGGTATGCATTAGATATTAGTGAAAGTTACAGCAAGTCCATTGAACTAATAACAAATGGTTCCACTTTAAACCAGGGTTACTTGGCAATGAAGATAATGTCATATTTGGTTTGGCGATTTTACTTTGGGCCCAACATACCCAAATCTAGTTACAAATACCCGCCACAATTGTTGGGCATGCCTGATGCTCATCCCATAAATATATTGATGTCAGGTGGAGACAGTGATATGATAAGACTTTACATGAACAGTTTGAATAAGATAGAAGGCTGTCTAACATTGAATGAACTCGTATACATATCAAAGTATTTTAACAATTTTGATGTTCTGGAGGATTCATTCATAACCCCGTTAAGGTGTTCCCCGCAAATAGTTATGTCACCTAAACTGAGAAATGTTAGTAGGTTACTTCCGGAATTGAGTGAAGCAAACAGTTGGGTGTTAAATAATGTAAATTTGAAAAATACTGCGATCAATCTGATGTCTTATTTGAACAAATTGAAACAGAAGAATTTTTGTGCCTCATTGCAAGATGAAACATTAACTAGGCGTATTTCCAGAGCATATTACTATAGAGTTTCTAATTCACTTGAACTTTCTAAGGGGAATTATAACTATCGACAAATAAGAGATATGCTCAATGTTCTCTTAATTGCCAAATCTAATGTAGACATACAAGGTGAATGGAGAGATGTTTTAATTGATGTTAAAAAAGATATGAAGTACTTCAATGAATCACTTGTGAATTGTGAAGATTATTTCAATGTATTACATTCAGAAATAATAGCAATGAACAAATCTTTGAATGGCATAGGGTATAAGAGAGAAGATATACTCATCTCCAAGAAAACCTGTAAACCTGTGCATATGAACATACAGAGGGTAAACAGTCCATTAAATTTGAACTATAATCCTGAATGTTTAACAGCATGGATATGCTTTGAAGAATCTAGATGGATGCTACCTGCATTAAATTATGAAAGCCAAGTTTCAATGCTTGAAGAATTCTTTATGTCTAGGGGAACCAGTATCCCCACTGATAACCCAAATTGGATATACAGGCTTCTGAGTAAATATAAAGGCAAATATTTAAAGGAATTTTATATGCATTCCAACATGCCCTCAGGTGCTAGAGACATAAATACCTACCGTGATATTTTGAACTTTTTAGCACATAATTCTTTCCAACAAAAATTTATACAAGGTGTTGTCTCACCATACAATAGAACCATGAATGTGCCCATTGAATACATGTTCGGAGAGTTTATGACTGCAGATTTGTCAAAATTTTTAAACATACTTGACTTCACCTCTGGGCTTTTTAAAACACCAAACTTAATGCTGGAAACATTGAGCTTGGTAACAAACGGTGACTACAAGACAGATATATTAACGTATTTAAAGATCACCTCGGG